CCCTGCTGTTGCTGGTAGAAGGCCCGCATCTCCGCTTCCACGTCGTTGCGGTACTTCGCGTCGGTGAAGAACTTCAACTTGCCGTTGTCGTCCTTGGCCTGCATCTTCGCGCGGATGGCGGCTTCGCCGCCGGGCTGCGCGGCCGACACATCCTGCCCCGGCTTCGGCATCGGCTTCTGCACCGTCTTCGCGATCAGCGCTTCCACGACTTTGAACGACTCAGCAGCCTTCTGCCCGGAAAGCGCGGCCTTCAGGGTATTGAAGCTCTCCGCGTCCAAGTTGGCCTGGCCCCATGCCGATACAGCAGCGATGCGCGCGTCTGCGTTCTCGCCGATCGCCGTCTTCATCTCGGCGATGTCGGGGATCATCGAGGCCTCGTACTGCGCCAGCATGCCGAGCAGTTCGTTGTAGCGATCCTGACTCAGCTGGTTGGTAAGACCCCACTTGTGCAGGTCCTGCAGCAGCGGATGTTCCTGATCGAGTTCGACGTTCAGGCCCTCGGGCGCCTTGAAGGCGTACTTGCCGGATTCCGGAGCTCCGACGAACGCGCCGAGACGCTTCTCCAGATGGGAGTACGCTTCGGCCTGCTTGTCCACCGTCTTGTACTTGTCGGCCTTGAACCAGTCGGGCGCCTTGCCCGTACCGGGGGTACCGTCAGCGTAGAACCACGGTGCGGGGTCCTGATTGACGGTCGTGCTCTGCGCGGCCGGCGCCGCAGGGGCGGCGGGGGCGGCAGCCGGGGCAGCAGGCGCCCCGTCGAGTAGCGAAGCCGCTGCGGGGGCAGCGGTAGCAGCGGCGGCGGCGGGCGCTGCGGAAGCAGCGGGATCGGTGCCGGCGGCCACAGGTGCCGCGGAAGCGGCTGTGGGTGTCGTCATGGCTTATCCTCTAGTTTGAACAAAGCGCAGCTGATCTTCGATGCCCTGAACGAACGCGCGCTGCGCCTCGGCGTACGCGTACTCAGGGTGACTTGCGCCCGGCGAGAGCCGCTTCCTACCGAGTGTCTCCACCCAGTGCTGCAGCAGCGCCCGACCGCGCGCGTCGTCAACAAATACGAGGTAGTTGCGGGCGAAGTCTAGCGCCGCAGCTTCCTGTTCTGGCGGAACCATCGAGCCCCCGAAGGAACTCTGTTCCATCCAGTTCTCCGTTTCCTCACTCATTGAATCGTGGCTCCCTGCGGCGCCCCTGCACTGGCCGGCGCAGCGCCGGGCGCGGCACCCTGCTGCTGTGCCAAGGCCGCGCCGAGCGCCGGCGCCGCCTGTTGCATCTGGGCCTTGAGAGCGGCCACTTCGTCTTCGCTGCGCACCAGCTTCTCGTCGATGCCGCGCTTGCGGAACACCCACGCCGGAATGTCCTCGACGCGTATGCCCAGATGGAACGATGCCGGGTCCACCGCGGCGATCGCGAGCGCGCCCTGCAGTGCCATGACCTCTTCCTCGTTCTGCGACTTGGCGAACGGCGAGGTGTAGGTGACGGCGACCTGCCGCCCGTTCACCTTGAACTTCGGCATGAGCCCCTTCTTCTGAAGGATGAAGATGCCGCGGGCAACGATCTTGTCGAGCAGTTCGCTCTGGATGCGGGTGTACTCACCATTCATCGCCCAGAGGCGATTGCGATCCGAAATCGAAATCTCGGTCGCGCTCTTGACCGCGCCGTCGCTCGGCTCCGGTCCGACCATCGTGCGCCGCACGCGGTCGCGCAGCGAGGAGATCAGCGTCTCGCTGATCTGGAAATTCCCGCCCAGCTCGAGAGCGCGCAACGACGGCGCTCCAGTGTCGTTGCTCGCGACGGGGATGATCGTGTTGGGCGCGAGCGATGCCGTGTACGGGTTGAACACTCCGTCACTCACGCCCGTCAGAGGCGGCGCAATCTGCAATGCCGCGTGACGCAGAATGAATTCCTGCATGCGGTCGAGAGTCTTGGCATCCGGCAGCGCCAGCAACACGCGGCCGCGACCGTACGTCTCTCCCGCCACCTTCATCGCCCGCGCCACAATCATCGGGCAGCTCTGGCCGTAGTCGTACCGCCAGATGATGTGCTTGGCCGCCTGCTCGATCACGATGCCGTAGTACCGCTTCGTTAGAGGGTCGTAGACCTCGCCCTGTATGAGCGCGATCTCCTTATCGGGCTTCATGATTACTGCGTCAGCAGTTTCAGGCGACAAGTCGAATTCGGTCAGCCCGTCGTACAGACGCAGGATGTCGCGCGCCTTGGGCTTGCGCACCATCCACTTCGTCTCGACCTTGCCGTCCGGACCTTCCTCGATCTCGATGGCCGACAACGGAATCGCGCAGAACTTGAACGGCTCGTCGGCCGTCTCGCCCTCGTCGAAGCTGATCGCCGCGGTGCCCACCATCAGGTCGAGAGCCGCCTCGCCGATCACGGTGTCGAAGTTGCTTGAGTTCAGGAAATCGAAGAATGTCTTCGTCGCGTCCTGCAACCCGATGAGGATCTCCTCGGTCACATCGGCCGGCTTGATCGCGCCGCCAGGAGCCAGCTTGGCCCAATGCGTCCACGGCGGGAACAGCAGCGCGTGCAGCGTGTTGGCCGATGTGTACGTCGCTTCCTGCAGCGTGGAGTCGTAAAGCTGCCGCTGCTTGTTCGCTCCCTCCGTGCGCCACGTGAAGGTCTCACGGGACGGCATCGCGTACGTGTACGCGTCCGTGTACGTCGAACGCCACAGCTCCTTCTTGTCGGCCGCCTTCTGGCGCCGCTCAATCAGGGCGTTGACGTTCTCGAGATGCGGAGGTAGCGTGGAGAGGAACATGGTCTAACCGTTACGCCGGCCGGCCGCTGCCCACTTCGCCATGCGTTTCGCACCGTACTTCTTGCGACCGGCCGCCGCAGCGACCGCCGCCGGATTCGTCGCACCGCCAGCCTTGGCGGACTTCACGATCGCGCGAAAGCGCGCACCTGAACCTAGTTTCGCGCTCATGGGATTAACGCGCCTCCTCGACCGTAAGCCATTGATGCAGGATACGCCCCCGCGCCGCCGGGCCCTCCCCCCGAAGCACGGGAGCCGATAGCCGCACTCGTAGGAACAGCCGCGGTGCCCGCCGTGTTGCTCGCGGGCGCACGCATGAGCGGCGAACCCGTGTAGACGCGCACGCCCTGCGCCGCAGCGAGCAGACGCTTGCGCCGTTTGTTCTCTTCGGCATCCAGCCGGCTGACTTCAGCCAACTGAGATGCTTCCATCGCCGCCTGTGCAGCCGTCGGTTTCGGAGCCTTGCCGGAGTGCATTGTGATCCTCGTTACGACACAAGCACGTAGCGGTGCTTGCGGATGAACTTGCAGAGTTGCCACGGCGTCCGAAGCCAGAAGGATCGGATGCCGAGCAGCGCCTTCACGTGCTCGACGCAGGTGAACGGACCAATCGTGAACAGTTCGCGGATCTTGGTGTGCTCACGCAGCGTGCGCACGTGCAGAACCGTAAAGCCAGGATCGTACTTCCACGGAGGCGTCGGATTGAACACGATCTCGACGACCGTGAGTGCCGCGAACGGGTCGACGCGAAGCCACATCAGGTCTGTAGGTTCCGGACCGAAGCGATACTCTCGCCAGGCCTGAACGTGCTGGAACCCGGGCTTCAGCCAACGGGTCCACCAGTATTCGTTCTCTCGATGACAGAAGACCACGTACCACTTGGCAGCGTGCCGGTTTGCAGCATCAAGCAGACTCAGCACCGCCTTCTCCTACGCTCGGTCTTCCAAGGGGTCCCAGTTTTTCGTCGTGGGCTGAATCGCGCGGCCCGTCGTCATCGCGTCGCGCGGGTTCGGCTCGACGAGCCGCGCCTCACCGCCGCCAAGCATCAGGTACTGCAGGGCGTCGGCGACGTCCGAGTACGGATGAACCTTGTCAGGCTCCTCGGCGAACCGCTCACGCCCGCTGAGTTTCAGCTTGCGGTAGTGGTACTCGTTGATGCACGCCTGCCGCAGAATGTTGCAACGAGGGTGAATCAGGATCGCCGGCTCGCCGTTGACCATCTTGCGGAACTGGCTGTCGACAGCTTCGATGCGCGTCGTCGGGTCGTTCGTGCGCGCCCGCAGGACCTGCGCGCCGGGGAATTCCTTGCGGATGATCATGGGCGCATTCAGGTCGGTGGAGTCCTTTGGTGTCGACGGATCGCACGTGATGCGCGCAATCTCGTAGCCATCCAACTCACCGCGGACCAGCGCGCGCAGCTCCGCGGCATGGCGCACCATTCCCATGTTGTCTTCGCAGAACTCGTACCCTATACGCCATTGGCCGGCCGGGGTCTTCTGCGCGATCAGCGCTGCTGGGTTGCGTCCGCTCGAGTCATATCCGAGATAGAGCGGCAGGCGCTTGTCGAACTCGAAGGTCTTGCAATGCGCATTGTCGTTGTAGGACACGTACACCGGCTTGCCGTCACGCGAGGCGCCGTACTTGCAATGCACGTACATGTCCGCGTCATCTGGCGAGTAGTCGCGCAGCGCGTTGATGTAGTACTGCCGCCCCTGTTCGCGCCGCCGCGGATCATCGTACGGCAGCCGTAATGTCTCCGGAGTCTGCAGCAGATTCTCGAGGTTCTCCGCATCCGGTTCCATGCCGCCGGGCTGCTTGAAGAACTTGTAACCCTCGCGCTTCTCGGTCACGAACCACTTGTGCAGTTCGCTGGTGAACGGCCACGGGTTGGTGTCCCCGAACCAGCCGTGCCACGTGCAGCCCCCGAGGTCGGCGCCGGGGTAGCGACCGACGCGACGGCCGAGCGAGGTCAACAGTTTCGTGTCGGCTTCGCGGAGTTCGTTGAACCACGCGCCGGTGTATTCACCGCCGAGCAGGTTCGCCACGTCGTCCTCGTCGTCGAGTGCGCGGAACATGATCTCCGCTTCGATCATCTTGTTCATGCCCTTGGGCACGAACCGCCAGCGCTGCTGCTTCTTCGTCGTCTCGTACTTCCCGTAGATCTCCTGCGGGAAGAGTTTCAACCACGACTTGATCGTGGTGTCCTGCAGCTGCGGCCCGGTGTTACGCACGATCACCCAGCGGGATCGCGCAACGCCGTAGGGCCCCGGCTGCTGCTCGTAGATGTGCCGCGCGACGCGCAGCGAGGCAGCGGTTGTCTTCGCCGAGCCGAACGGGCCCATGATGCAGGAGATCTCGGAATTGTCGAGATAGAACTGCCCGGCCACCGGCCCGAGAGGATTAAGCGCCATAGGGTGCTGGCAGGTCGATCACGGTGCCTCGCGGCGTCACGTCGATCACCTTGCCTTCTCCCTGTAGAATCTGCACGACGAGCGCCGGACCCTGCTGGCCGGAAGCGACTTCGTCCTGCTTCAAGTGCCCACCGAGTTTGGCGAGCTGCTCGTTGGCGCGCAGCGCGACGTCGCCCTGCACCTCAGTGAATCCTGTCGGCGATCCCTGATACAGGATCGGCTTAGGTGTCATCGCCAACTCGCGGATCGCGGCAGCGTTGACGACGATGTCGTCCTTGGCCAGCACCTCGTTCGCCAAAGCGGCCTTGAGTACGTTGAAGACCAAGCGGAACGCGGGAGTCTTTCTCCAGCGCCGGACCTGCTCATCGCTCGGGCAGTACGCGTGCTTGCCGAATTTCAAGATCGCGCGCCGGGTGGCCGTGTAGCTGAACCGATTCTTCTCGGTCTCCTCAAGGTACGCGCGCTGCTGCGGCGTCAACTCGCTCCACGCCTGCGCGATCATCGCGTTGCGCTCGACGTGTATCGCCGGCAGCGACAGCGGCTCGAGTTCTATCGGGGCAGAGGAGGCGGCGTCGACGAGCTCTGTCGAGGTAGCCGCTTCGGCGCCCTCCAGCCAGTCTTCACCGACGCCCATCCAATCCTCTTCGCTGCTCATCCGCGCGGCCAACTGAGCCGATCAAACAACTCCTTGCGGCGCTTACGCTCCGCGCGCGCCGCTCGGTCCCGCGCAGCGCGCATCTGGGCGGCACGAAGTACTTGCT